GATTGCGGTGCATGGCCTAGAACTAGCGTACGGCACGCAGCGAGAAGCGACAGTGGAACGGGCGTGCGTTGACTGGTGGCTCGGCTATGCAGAAGGACGCGGGATGAAGGTTACAGTTCCCGAAGGCGACCATGTGATTACACACTGGTCGAGATATGGATTTGATTATTGGCGAGAGGCCAAGCTGGTCGAGCAATACGTTGGGTCGTTAATAGGCAGGAAAATTGCAGAGTAGCTATGGACAAGGCCGACCAAACGTGTCATGGTGCGATTGGGTCGGTGTGGTGGTGGAGTTAGGGCGGGTCGCGTAACGTTACCTCCTGCGGAACGCGCCCGTCCTCTCCTGTTGAACGGAGCCACAATGACAGAACCAGATTTTGTAAAACAGACCGAAGACATCAGCACGTGGCGAACACAGGTAGCGTCTGGCAACGCGCCGGACGATGCCGTTGTGCGGAAACAGTTTGTCAGCGATGTTGAGGTGCATGATGACCGCACCGTAAAGTTTGTCATCACAACTGGTGACGCCGATCGGGAAAAGGACATCATAGATCCTGCCGGATGGGACGTTCGTGGGTATCTCAAGAACCCCGTGGTTCTGTTTGCCCATGATTATGATTCCCTTCCAGTTGCTCGCACCGTGAGTCTGGAACAACAAGGCGACAAGCTGATTGCGGTCGCTGAGTTTGCCAGTCCTGAATTGAATCCCATGGCAGAGCAGGTCTACCAGATGCTGCGGCAGGGATTTCTGAAAGGTGCATCGGTGGGGTTTAGACCACTGGCGTTCACCTATAACGAGACGCGCGGCGGCGTGGACTTTGCCAAGCAGGAGCTCTTAGAGTTTTCCGTTGTTCCTATTCCGGCGAACGCTCAAGCGTTGATGGCTGCTGGCATGACCAATGACGCCGATGTCTCGCAGTGGACACAATGGGCGAAGACGGTCCTGTTGGCGCTTGACCCAGACGCCATCAACACCAAAGCTCCCATTAGTGACCAGCTTGACGATTTCCTTGATGTTATTCGGAAGATGATGAACGACATCAAAGTCTCGGTGAAAGAAACGATTCGGAACGTAGACGAGTTCCAAAACTCGTTTCAGTATTCCTCTCCAGCACGAGCGATGCCAACGCCGCCCGATTGGTCTACGCTCGACGTTAAGGGCATTTCTCCGAAGAATGTGTCGGAAGAGACTGCGCCAATGGAGGAATCATGGAGCAAGCCATCGCTTGGTGACTTCTCGGATAAGCCGTGGGGCGACCTGTCATCTGGAGAGCGTCGCAAGATTGCTGGACACTTCGCATGGGCAACGGCGGCTGCACCAGACACGTTTGGTGATATGAAGCTCCCGCATCATCGCGCCAGTGATGGGTATGTTGTGTGGCGCGGTGTGGTTGCTGCGTCTGGTCGTCTTGACCAAACAGACTTTCCATCTGATGACATGGGCGCAGTCAAGAAACATTTGGCGGCCCACTTCCGTGAGTTCGATCGGGAAGCGCCGTGGGAACGAGACGCTAGCGGCTGGTCAGCCTTTGTCAAAGCTCGCAATAGGCGAACGCTCAAGCGTGGCGAGCCGTTGCACGACAACGACATTGCCAGCTTGCTGGATGACTACGGGTTTGAGGATGAGGCGATTGTCATGGTGTTACCACCAGCAAACGCTATACAGTCCGCTTCAAACGAGGATGAGCTAGTTAAGGCTTCGGACAATGCGTCAGGTGAGGTCTTGGACTCTATTCTTGAATCCGTTAAACTTGTCCATGAGCAAGTCCAACACTTGAGCGATCGGGTTGAGTCGCAGGAAGCGCAATCCGGCGAGATGGTTTTGGAAATGGACGACGCTGGTGGCTTCATGGTAATGGATCACTCAGAGGAACGTGCTGTAGCCGACGACCTGTCGGTCGATGTGAATCCGGCTGACTTGTCGCATGCCTTGCGCGATGCAATGCACGAAACAGTGAGCGCGGTCGTGGGCGCGGAAATCCGGTCTGCGGTTAATGCAATGCGTGGTCGTCTCGACTGAAGCGGACTGTTAGGAGAACATCACATGAGTAAAGGGATGACGAGGGAACAACTCGCAGACTTCGTGAAGGAAACTTCTGTCCCGTTGATCAAGGATCAGCTTGGCAGCGAGATTTCACAGGTTGTGCGTGAGAACGTAGAAAAGATGGCGTCGGACCCAAACGGTCCGTGGGCAAGCAAGTGGTCTGATCGCTTGGTTGAACAGAAAGCGTCAACACCAACACGCGAGAAGGGTGCGGCGTTTGGTCGCGTCGTTCGTGCGATGGCCGCAGCCAAGATGAACAAGATGGGGTCGGAAGGCACTGTCGAGGTTCTTCGGGGTTGGGGCGATACCGATCTAGCGGATGCGCTGGCGGACGCTCGTTCCAAAGCGTTGGCCGCTGGTGATGCGACTGCTGGTGGCTTCCTCGTGCCGACACAGTTCAGCAACGAGGTCATCGAACTCTTGCGTGCACAGTCTGTCGTGAGACGACTTGGCGCGAGAACGGTGCAGATGCCAACCGGTACACTGAAGTATCCGAAGATCGCCACTGGCGCATCGGCGGCCTACATCGGTGAGAACGTCAACATCGGTAAGTCAGAAGAGACGTTCGGTCAACTGACACTAACGTTCAAGAAGCTGGCAGTCCTCACGCCTATCAGTAACGACTTGCTTCGCTATAGCAGTCCATCGGCTGATGCGATTGTGCGAGACGACCTTGTGTCGTCGATGGCTACCAAGGAGGACTCGACGTTCATCCGTGGTGCTGGCACAGACGCGACTCCGAAGGGTCTGCTGAACTGGTGTGTCGCTGACCAGAAGATTGCGGCGTCGGCTGCATCGCTGGCGAACATCACTGACAATCTTGGTCAGTTGGTCGTCAAGCTCAAGAACGCCGACATCCCGATGATTACACCGGGGTGGATCATGGCACCGAGAACAGAACAAAGCCTTGCCACCATTCAGAACGCGAACGGTGTGTTCGCGTTCCGTGATGAGGTTATCGCTGGCACGTTGTGGGGTTGGCCGATTGGCACCACGACCAACGTGCCAATCACACTCGACACGACTGGCGCGGGAAATGATGACGAGTCAGAAATCTACCTCGTCGATTTCTCGCAAGTCCTGATCGGTGAGTCGCAGAGCCTGCTTGTTGATTCATCGCAGGAAGCGGCGTATCACGATGGGTCGAACGTCCAAGCGGCGTTTAGCCTTGACCAAACTGTTGTGCGGGCAATTGCCGAACACGACCTTGGCATGCGGCATGACAAGGCTGTGGCAATGCTGACCGGCGTAACTTGGGCACCATAGGATGAGCGGCCTGTATAGCGTTTCGCTTGGGTCTGGTGAGTAAAGCGAGGACATCACATGATAACCAGAGACGTAGCACAGATCAGACCAGTCCACGCGGTAGACGTTGAATCTTACGACGCCTCCTGCGGTGGCAATGACGGGACGACTGACAACGAGGTCAAGGGTCGCATCATCGACCGTCTTGGTCTTGGTCGTTCCTATGTATCGGCGTTGCTTCATGCGTATGGATGGGGCGACATTGGCACCAGCACGGCTAGTGGCACCAAGTTCATGACTGTCGGCGCGCGGTTGTTGCATTCCAGCACAACCTGTGCCGATGATTTCGATGAACTGTCCACAGCGGACCGTCCAAGTAATCAGGCGCTGTTCCTGACTGGGAACACAACGTCCACGCTGGCAAGTGGCTTTATGGCGACAAGCACAAGCGTTGGAACGTTTGGTGTGTTCACTGCAACGGCAACAGGTAGTGCTGCTGGTGATGCGTTTGGGTTTTATGACATCACTGGTGCACAGCGGTTTATACAAGCCGCGTTGCTCTGGAATGCGAATGCGTCAAGCTCGGGTGGATCGGTCCTAGAGGCTGGTGTTGATATTGGCTTTGGTGAGGCAGACGTTGTTCCTCACCAGACGACAAGCACCGGCGCTGTGTATGTGACCACCTGCAACGGCTAGGCACAATGACGCATGGCACTGGTAACGTACGAGGTTGTAGGTCGGACTCTGGTTATGAGTACGGGCTTAACCCTGCAAGTGGGTGAACGCTTTGGCCTAGATCCAGATCGTCCGGAACATGCGTCGATAATCCAACGAGGGTGGGTGCGCCAGTGCCCACCCTCTTCGTCTATTACCAAGTCGCTAGAGCACCAACCCAACAAGCAAGTCAGAAAGCGACATACTAGGAGGAAGGGATAGGATGAGCAGTCATCTTACGGCAAAGGAAGCTGAACCCGGGTCGGGTGTCAAGTTTGATCATCCGGCTGAAGCGGATCACAAAGTTACGGTAGTCGACCGAGAGGCTGGCTCGGTAGTCTGTGAGCCGAAGCGAGACAAGGTAGCGATTATTGGCTTTGCCACATCGAGTCGAGACCTTGCGCCGTTCGACGATCCTGACTATGAGATTTGGACGTTGAATCAGTTATACCGCCATGTGCCACGCGCCACGCGCCACTTCGACATTCATTGCAACTGGGATGAGGACAACGTGGAAGGAACTGACCATCGCGGTTGGATTCGAGAGTCCCCGATTCCTGTTTACATGATGGAGGCACACGACGAGTTCCCGAACGCCGTGCGATATCCGATCGACAGGGTGATTGCCGATGCTGGCATTGATTATTTTACGAGCACCGTAGCTTTTGAAGTTGGGCTGGCGATGGTCGAGGGCTTTAAGGAGATATCTCTCTACGGCATCGACCTTATCGTTGGGACTGAATATAGCGTCCAAAAAGCCTGTCTTGAGTTTTGGCTGGGCATGGCCCATGCGCGCGGAATCAACGTTCGCATTCCCGGCGAGTCCGCGCTTCTGAAGCAGGCGTATCGTTATGGCTACGAACGTGAACCAAGCTGGGGACCGCTCCAGATGTCAGAGGTCGTTAGGCGCATCGAATACCTGAGCACCGAACGTAACAAGAAAATGGCGCTAATCAATGCACTGGATGGGGCGCTTGCCGAAGACGAGCGGTGGTACATCAAAAAGATGAACGACCTCACACCGGAGGAACGCATGAAAGCCTTAACCGAACAGCGCGGTGAGGCGATGGCATCGTTAGCTACTATCGACGGAGCCATACAGGAAACAACGTATTGGCGCGACCTGTATACGTTACGTGGTCGCGGCGCAGCCGTTAACTCGATGATCTAAGGCGGGTCATGATATCGGTATGCACCAGCAGTACGGAAAACCAGTTGGCGAGTCTGGGCGATCTAATGGTCATGCTCGGAGCGACGGCGTCATCGTCAGGCATGGATCTGTCGCTGACGCAAGCGTCGGACTGGGCCAGCAGGTATGTGGGCTACGAGCTACGTCGTCAGGTCTACGAGGAGACGGTCGCGAGCTACGGGAGCCAGTATCTGATTGTCAGCCGCACGCCAATCCTGTCGGTGCAGCGATTCTTCGACAGCACCAGCACGGGAGACGCGACCGAGTTTCAGTCGAGCGAGTACCGAGTTGCGGACCCCGAGGCTGGATTTATCGGGCGCGATCAAGGTTTCCGCTGGACCGCTCAGGAGATGTGGAATCTTGGCAAGTACGTGAAGCCCGGAAGCGAACTGCATCCG